ATAAGAAATTATATACTAAGAACCAACTTTGATAAAGTCTTTCTGGTAGAACTTACCTAAGATGTTATCATTTAGAAAGTCGGGATCTTCTAAAGCATCATTAATAAAGATATGCTTTATTTCGTAATAAGTCAACAATTTTTTTGTTGGAACGAAATCTAATATCTCTCTAGTCCAATCTTCTGGTTTAGAAGATCTAGCTAGTTTCTTGATTTCTTCTTGTGAACCGTAGTATTCTTTCCAATCAGATTCCTTAACTACTTTCTTTTTAGCAGGTACTCTACCACCTATGCCGGCAGCTTTTCTCTCTTCTTTTAAAGCTTCTAATTCTCTCTTACCTAACTTAACGTTACGTTCAAAGAATAAAACTTTCTTTCCTATGTACTTTTTCTTAGTCGGGAGATGAGTAACTCTATAAATGAAGCCGAAAGTACCTTCGGGCATATCGTCTATTTCAGTTATAAGTTTATCTCTAAATCTCCAAGATACTGGAGTGAGTGTCATTATATGTCAAATTTTACGACAAACGTCATATCCATGTATCTAGACTTTGGGATGGGTTGTCCCATCTTTCCTATGGCGATGAGTTCGTCTGAGTCATTATACAATCCTACTGTTGTAACATAAGGTCTAAAGTAACTTCCTGTTGCAAACTCTTTAATATCACCTAAACTACCAGATTTTATAGTAGGATTTTGAGAATAGTTTAACTGCGTCTCACTTGCTTTACATCTAAAATTATGAGTGTATACTAAGTAAGATCCTTTAAATGCTAAGGAGTAGGATGGTTGGTTTTCAACGTGGTAGATTGTACTATCTTCAGTTAATATTAAATTACCGTGAGTATAAATTACGTCACCTAGAACTTGATTATCAACAATACTGCTTGAAGGCCTAGTGGTAGTAAAACTAGAGGATTCGAAAGTGAAATTTAAAGTATTTACATTATCTGGAGTCGATAGGAATCTAATTATACTCAGATCACTAGTTTCTAAAGTAGTTGCGCTGGTAAAAGAAATTACATCTAAAGATGCTTGATCTGTTACTATACTTACTTTTACCCCATTCTCAGTGATTGGGGAGTCTCCCGTACCCCCTGACCAGGTAATCCTAGTTAAGTTCCATTCAGAAGATGGACCGATAGCAATACCCGGTGTTATATCTAATTCAGTACTACTTGGTGCTGAGTCAAAAGTACTAGAAGATATATGAGTAGTAGTTTGTGAAGAGGTTACTGCACTGTAATCGAAAGATCCTGATGATCTTAGTTTACCTTCTCCGTCGTCGACTATGTAGAAACTTCCTGTAGGTTGAGATTTTATATGAATTGTTCCAGGTACTAACCCATGTCCGTATATATCCGTAGGAATAGAATACAAGGATGCTGTTGAAAAGATCTCACGGGAAGAACTATCATATAGAGTTGTCTGATGATAGTTTTCTGCAGAGCTTGAAATACTACTTCCGGTAGAAAATCCAGAATAATACAAATGGTGAAGACTCCTATAAAGAAGTTCAGCGCTTTGACTGTCTTCTGTTAGAGTTATATTGTCCATAGAGACAATACCGGAACTTGATAACGCAGTATATTTCCTTATACCATAAGAGCTAGTCAAATGGTTGGTAAGCACCCATGGTTTATGCGCAGTATAGGTAGTTACGTAGGTATCTTGCTTGTTGAGTTTTATATAAGTACTCATTCATTAGAAGTCTAACTTGATGCGAATTAACGCTTCTTTAGTGAAGTCTTTTAATAAAGGTTTAGATAATTTAGCTACAGCTAATAACTCGTTATTATCATTATACATCCCTACAGTTGTAATATATGTTTGTGGAGCGTTAATGAAATTATTAATACGTAAGTCGCCAGATCCTGTAATGTACGAAGGGTTAGTTGAATAGTTGAATTCACTATTACGTACTCTTGTAAATACAAACTGCGAAGATATGGTCTCCTGGTAGTTCAATTGGAAATTTGCTGCTCCTACGATTGCGTTATAAAGTTTAGCTTCATTATCGTTATTCGTGTTTGAAGATCTCTGAGTTCCTAAGTTAATACCTTCGCCAGAATTATCATCTAATGCATCTGCGTTTAATAATATTAACCCTACATCAGGTAGAAATATACCGTAGGATCCAGAGTTAGTTGTATACCCAGTACTTGAGTAAGAAGATCCATTAGAACCGGATACTACTTGGAAAACTCTACCAGCATCGTTATAGGTTACTGTACTAACATCCTTGCTATTATCTGTTAAGTGTAGGGTCCCAATACTTGGCGAGCTACTGGATAGATGTAAGTTGAAAGATCCTTGTAGTAAGCTCTCTCTGTATCTATCTCTATCTATAGCAATTCCATACACATTTTTAGGTTCGTATTCACCAAACCTTAAGTTCGTATTTTCATCACCTGTTATAAGAGTTCTTAACTGACCGTAAATTGTTCTACTGTATGTTTTTTCTGGTACTGCAGAGTTGTAAGCAGTAGAACCTGATCCTTCGATATCGCCGTATGTAACGGCAAATTGAACTGCAGCTGTTGATTGACCAGATCCTGTTTGATATACGTTTAGGTAGTAATTACCTGTTACTCCATTAGCTTGCCCTGATCCAGTGTAAAATTCTGTTAAAATAGGTACTCCAGTACTCCATATTGGAGATGTAACTGGTTCAGCACTTACTACTAAATCGTCGGCTTCAAATCTTTTATAAGACATATGCTATTAGTTTATTTTATTAATAGTTACCGGAATAGTTAAACGTGCTCCGGAATCTCTACCTACTACAGTTACTGTAGTCTGAAGTGATGTGTTAGATCCGAATAACGTATTAACGTTAGTTGCAGTAAGTGTAATCGAAGATCCAATAACAGTCTTAGATACATTAGTACCTAATGTAGTTGTGCTGTTTAATGTAGCAGCTTCAGGTGTGTTAATACCTGTACCGTTAAATGTACTTAATACTCTTGCATCAGCAATTGTTGCAGTATATCCGTTTGTTTCAAAAGTTTGATTAGCTCCTAAGTAATTTAAAGTTTGTGGAGTGATAGCTAAAGATGCTCCTTGCTTCAATGTAATAGCAGCGTAACCTAAATCTAAGATTGGAAGTCTTGCTGTACCTCTTGGAAGAGTTACAAGCTTGTATTTCATGATTTGAGTCTCATCTGGGAAGGCTTCTAATAAAGGCATGCCTTCAATCGCTTCTCCGTAATAATTAGAACCAGATGGGTGAGTGGTGTTGTAAAGTGTATAGTCGATTTCATCATCAGACAATGCAAATTGCGTGATTCTGAAAGAGCCATCTCCTCTAGCCATGAGCTCTCTACCTTTCTTTGTTAAGATAGCATCAACTGTTACTACTGAATTGTCTAAATATCCCATTGTTTGTAAAGTTTATATAGTATAAATATGAAGTTAAATAAGATTCCGTCCTACTAGATCTTTTATAATAGCGTCTAAGTTATCATTGAGATCTGGTGCTGTGTATTCAGGTAGAATAAACGCAGGGGAAGTATCTCCTGCAAGTTTCTTTTGATTAGTTATCAACGAGGTGGTATCGTCTACAAACCTACGTACGGTAAACTGATTAATGTTTAAGGAAGGATTTAATGGTTTGTTTAATGTTACGTATATTAAACCTTGACGTTCTGCTTCTAGTACAACATACACATTATCTTCACTTCCTCCAAATCTAAACTCATCTCCTCTTTCTAAAGTAAATAATAAAGAAGCAGAAGGGAAAGAGGATCCTGAGAATGGCTCTTGTATATTAGTGCCGTATTGATTTGCTAATGCTGCTGAACTAGTTAAAGTAAATCCAGTAGAAGATCCGGTTGTCCATACATTAGAAGCGGTAACGTTTGCAGATGCTTGAGGTGCTTGTATATTAAAGAACTCTGATCCTGAACTTACATTTATTCCTGCTGCTCCTTGTACTTCTACTCGAACCTTATCACCATTCTCAAAATAACGCAATCCGGATTGAATACTGAAATTTTTAGTTCCAGAATTTAGGGAGATGGTGGCAGAAGGTATTGTAAAAGTTTCAGACTTAATAACAGTATCGGTACCTCCTCTATCTTGAATAATTCTAATAGTAGCGTTTTCTGCTTGAGATTTGATATTTGTTAAAACACCACTTGCAACAAAGCTAACTCTAGCTTCTGAATCTTCACCAAAAGTGTATATACCGGTTGAAGGATTGTAATCGGATCCGTCGTCATATATTTCATTATTAAATACTATAGTTGTGTATGTAGGGAATACAAGTTGACCAGAGGTCTTCGTTGCTAAGAAGCTATAATCTGATATTGATGTACCTTCGAATGTAAGATCTCCTGTTGCAAAATCTCCTAGAGTAATTTCAGTTCCTAATATATATTCAGGACGTTTTCCTGCTTTATATACTTTTGCCCCACCTACTAAATAATAATTAGATCCTGCTCCTAAAGCAGTAATACGGGGATTTTGCAATCTTACCGAGACGCCTTCTTTCTCTCTATAGTTTTGAGAAAGATGCTTACGTGTTTCTTCAATAGCTGTTAGGTCTAGTACCTCTCTATTATCATCAATTAAGTACCTTACTGAATATTGAGTTTTACCGACTACTAGAGGGTCAGTGCGTTCTAGATCTGGTGCGTAAGCAAAATACTTACCCGTATAGTTAATTACAGGAGTTTTACCGTATGAGATATCTCCGTCAGTATACTTGCTTAATTCTGCTGCTGTTAGTTGCTTACCTGTGTACTTGCCTCTCACCATACCGGCGGAGTTATGTATATACTCACTAACTTCAGCTGTTACTGCTTCATTATTAAGTATCTGAGGTAGATTGGTGGGAGAGATAGTACCGGTGCTGTAATCTACTTCTTGTAAGTGGGCAGCATTACTTATCTTAGTTGCGTTATTTAATGTAGCGTTGTAAGGATGGTAGTCTATATTCTGTACCTTAATACATGGACTAAATATTACTGAGGTTGATGTTCTAGTTAGCGGATGTACATTATACTGTGCGGCTTGTGCTTCACCTACTAATGCACCTATACTACTATTCTTAAATGTAATATACCATGTATTTGCTGAGTTACTTGAAATATTCTCTACAGTCTGAGTTACAGTTTTTGTGCGGATTGGTCCGGTTGGACCAGGGCTAAAAAAATCGAGATCGTAATATCTATAATCTACAGTAAAGGTTAATTCATCTCCAGTGGTGAGGTTTTCTAGAACATTCTCTAAGTCTACATTATTACTATCTACCTCGTTAATATAGATAGATGCAACTCCGTAACCAGCTGCTAGTGTGAGTCCTCCTTGCTGTCTGTTTATAGTTCCGGACTGCCAAGTAAACTGCCCAGGTACTGGTGCTGTACCGTTTGATCCAGATGCTTCGTAAATTGGCAGTATTGTAGAAGGTTTCTTTAATTCGTTAGCTTCGTTTAAGCTTCCGCTGTACATATCTAAGACTGTACCTCCTAACTCTCCGTTTATTTGTGCTGCTTCATCATCATAAATCTTATTTATAGATCCTGATGGTGTAAATACACTTGCGGTATAAGCAGTAGAATGTTGATTGATAATACCTGCTGCTGATCCTGTGATAAATGCTGTATCAATAGATCCTGAATATTCTGGTTGAGTAAAACTAAATACCGGTGTGGGAACTTTTGCTCTATCTAAGATAGTTGGCTTTATTATAATACCAGCAGATACTGTATCTCTAGCCGGTACAAAATCTTTAACCATCTTAAATAATTGATTATCGAAAAACTTAACTAACCTTATAAAGTCATTGACGTCGTAAGATCCTGAGTTGGGTACTACTGAGTTTGCTTCTTGAAGTAAGCTAGCGTTCTTTATAGTCTTATAGTTACTTTGTCCTCTATATCTAGGATCTCCTATGTATTCGTCTAGATTGAAATCTCCTTCAATTACGTATGCTTCTTGATTCAAGTACGGGAAAGCGTAATCTAGAGGTAACATGAATTTACCTGGGAATAAAGTCTTTATGTACTCGTCCATATACTTAGTAGGAGTAAAACCTACCTCTACTACATGTAGATCTTGATTATACTTTTCGTATGGTTTGATAATAGAAGTATATTGGGATAGAGTATCCCCGGGTATGATTGAACCTGTGTTATCTAATTTTATCTTAGTAGTGGATGGCTGTTCGTACCCAAAGTAACTTGAATCATTTCGCTCTAAACCTCCAAATACTTCAATTGATAATGATCCGCTAGGTATACCGAAACAGTTAATCAATGCTCTTAAACCTCTCTCAGTACCTTTAGTCTTAATTAAGTATGGAAGGTTGTGATAGATTCTTTTATAGGTTTCAGATAGGATATCTTTATCCGGTGTAGGATCGTTTGAAGCAGTAACAAAAGTATTTATCTGCTCAGAACCAGTATCCATCCATTCTCCTAAGAATAAATTAGTTAGGTTAGAAGTAGAAAAATTAGAAGAGTACAATTTAACGCCGAAACTCTGTAAAGTTTTTGCGATTAAGTCTTTAGATATACCGAAATCTAACCTGTTGTCAGCATCGTAACGATCTGTAATACCTTTAGCGGATAACCATAACTCATCAAAATGTTGACCGATCATGTTAAGGAATAAGCTATATGGAGCGTTATTGCTGTCTTGACGGATAAATTCTGGTATAGTATATTCTAAGTTACTTTCGTTAAGTTCATCGTAAAGAGACGCACTTGCGTACTCTCTCTCGTACCATGTAACTGCTTCAGGTAAGCTGCTCGAGATATTAATATAAGGTAAATTACTACTAGCTTTAGGCCATGCCTTGCTTGAGCTTTCATAGAATAGGTACCTTTCGTAGCCATCAAACTTAGTTAGAATACCTTTAATTAAGTTATCGTAATATAAATTACTAGAAGTAATTGCATTTGTTGCGTTGGATAATGCTACTGCTTCTGCTCGTTCGTTCCTATATCGATCATATAAATCTACCTTATATTTGAAATTTGCTAACCTCTCTTTTGCAGAAGAGAAGTGTACGAAGTTTTCGTAATTAGTATAATCAACACTAATACCTACTCCTAATCCTTCTAATTCAGAGAATACTCGATTATATGAATTAGTTACAGGTAGACTATATAATGTGTTATAATCTAGGTATTCAGTAGTTACTGTTGCTCTATCATCAAGATCTATATTAAAATTAGGACTTCTTAACGATGGTAACGGTTCAACTACAGGCGCATCGGGGGTATAGTTAAACGTAACTGTAATAGGATCTGCTACTTCTTGATTTATATTAATAGGATCGCCTAGATTAACTAAATCTGGTAAGGATCTATAGAGCTTTAAATATACGTACTCCCCATCATCTATAACGTTAATAATAGGAGTATACGCTCCTTCTGGATGACTGATTCCTATTTTACCGTAGTATGCAGCGTTATTGATTAATTCAATTAATCTATCAATCTGTGCTTGAGGTCTGCTGAAGCTTATGTATTTTACTTTTACCTCTGTTCTATCGTAAGAGATTTCATCTACTTCTAAATTAGAAAGGGTAGGGCGGTAAAAACAATATTTAGCAGTTGCACCATTTTTTTCAAAATCAGATAGACTTAAGATTAGAGGTTCTGCATCTATGAAAATAGTGCTTGAAGTTAAATCTCTATCTTCATTAGATTGAGCCGGGTCTTGTGAGGTAGAAGGTGTATTTAATCCGACATTAACTAAAGTAGTGTTAACAAACTGTCCTCGATTATTGTAGATAGAAGCTTCAGCAATATCTTGAGATGGGTCGAACTGAGCGGATAACTTTACGGTATTCACTTTTTGTTGATCTGCAGCGGTTAGCTGCAGTTGGTCACCTGTACCTGAAATGTAATATGTAGTGCTAGCCATTTGTTGTTAATCCTGCAATATTCGTATTAATATCAGATAGATCAGCTATAGTTTCATTTGCTTCTAATAGCTGTCTCCTTAAATCAGTGATCTCGTTTTGAAGTAAACTTATATTTGGATCATCTGGTATCTTGTAAATTTGAGAACTTCTTCTTACTAAAGTCTCATGGGAACTATTACCAGTTGAAGGTATTTCTAAAAATAACTTATCGTATAGTCTAAATAATTCCTGTACTGTATCAGTATCTACAGAAGTTTCCTGTTCTGCAAAGTACTTAAATGAGTTATCAATCCTTCGATTAAATTCGGATAACCTAACTGTACTGTTTTTTAAATCAACTTTATCACCCATTTCTCACTACTTTAAAAACTAAATTTTCGTCTAACACAGTTGTTGATCCGTCAATAGAAGTTTTAATTAGAGCTCTATAATACCTTTCGGGTTGCAATCCTCCCATATGTACTGTAAAATGGTTTCCGTTAGCGTCTCTACTAATTTTTGTAAACTTAGTGTCGAAATCAATTACCATCTCTTCAGTATTCTCATCTCTAATACCCCAGTATGAAGCTGTAGGTAAGTAGTGATTTGTTAAGTACGCTGATGATGTTGAGAACGTCCTAGTAGGGTATTTAGGTCTAACATGTAAATTAAATTTCTGAAATCCTTCGTCAGTAAACCTGCCTCTGTTATTTTTTATTTTTATAACAGGATTAATTTCAGATACCTCGGCTAACGTTGAATTGTTTTCAAAATCATCCCATTTAATCTCTAAACAAGGAGGATATATTGTATGAGTATCTGTAGAGAAATATCTTAAGAATACTTGAGTATCTTCTTTAAATTCTAAGCTACTAGTTAATTTAAGTAAGAATCCTGCGTTAGATATTGTTCCGTCGTATTGTGCTTTTACACCATCGCTTATATCTAAATTAAGATCATGCGTAGAAGCTACCGTGTGACGTTGCGTGAAATCAAATGTATACCCTGTAGAACCTGTATACCAAGAACCACCGCCTGTGTTACTCCCAGAGTATGATTGAGTTACGTATGTAGTTACTCCCCATACACCAGATCCGGAGGATTGAGTGTGGGACCATGCTACTCCATCTGTAGTTACAGGTGCATCGTTATACTGTCCTGTCCCTTGATTCCAGGTATTACCACTACCTACATATACCGGGTAACCTTCAACTACGTAATCGGTTGGCAGTTCATCGGCAGATGCTAGATAGAGTCTAATTGATGCGCTCATATCTGTTGCAGCTCTAGTAGATGAGGATACGTAGTTATTTAATACGTTATTGATTTCTGTAGAGTCAAATTGAATT